TGCATACCTGCTGAGCAGCTCCCAAGACTTAACCCTTCACGGGTCGTCCCCCGCAGCTCCCCTCTCTTTATTTTTTAAAAGCTCCATAAGATGTTGGTGTTGCAACATGTTTTTATGTATTAAAACTCTCATATGTAAAAATTCTTTAACAATGCTACGAATAAGGCAAGGAGCTAAACAAATTATGATAAGCACAACTGTCAGAACCGCGCCCATAGCAATTATACTTCGCCACAGTGAATGAAGGCTAGGAAAGTTAGAAAATAAATTTTGTAAAAAATTATCGACGGTATCAGCTATATTCAAAGTAGCTTTTGGAGAATTTTCGATGTCAAGAATTTCATTGTGCAATTGTAAAAGATCTAAAGAAACAGTAGTATTAAACCAAATTCCTTGCAGATGTTTTTTCACCTTATCCCAGGGAAAGTCAGAAGTATTGTAAGGCTTTTTTGTAACACAAATCCATTTATAATTAGCATGGCATTGAATTTTCATGCGAAAATTAATGCTCTGAACTTGTTCTCCTAAAACTCTAACTACATCATATAAAGCTGATAATCTATCTTCTATTTTTTTATCTATATCTTCTTGAGTTCCCATTACTTTAGTAACATTAGATGACAAGGAATCTACAGTATGAGCAGCTTGAATGGATTGTGCTAAAGATACAGAAGCAGTAACAGCAGTTGCTATAAGGGTGATTAAAGACACTATACCCAGAATAATCAGGCTCAGACCTCTTTTAGGACGGCTAAGAGCCGTATTAATGCGTTGTAACAATTCTAAAGCAGTCTCATCATACCATTCTTCAGTTATTTCAACAGGTAACATTACAAAAGCAGGTTGTTTTACTATTATAACTTGTTCTCCTTTGGCTACACCTCTAATGCAATTAGTAAGTATGCAATTAGAACAATTTAAATGATAAATATTCAATGACAGTGTTATTTCCATATGGCCTTGTATCAACATGAATGGGTAAGGAACACAAGCTCGGGGATATAAAAATCCTGTAACTCCCACATCACCATATTTACTCCCACTAATATTGGGCTGTAAATATAGACTATTGCCATGACCAAAAGCAGCCAAAAGTTTCCATAGTTCTGTCTGATATATAGGAGCAGTGTTTACAGAAAGAATGGGTGGATGCTGTCCTCGATATTCGGGGAAATCAGGTGTTCCTCCAGGTGCCCAGTCCCATAAAAGGGTGGTATTGGCATTGTTGATGTTATACACCGATGCAATTCGTGCTCGACATAAAGTCCAAGGAGTGTCTATTCCTATGCCGATGCTTAAATGTTTGTCACAAAACGGAATGTCGAGGGGTCCGGTCCCGTCACGGTACGATCTCTTTCCGGTTTTTTCATCAATGCCTGAAATAGTCACTCGAGGATAGGATATATCAGCTGACACCTGTATACAATGAGGATGCTGTGATTGATAAGAAAAGCACATAGGGTATTGAGTAGTAAGACCATAAAAGGAGATATTGGCTTGCTGAGGAGAAATGTGAATATCTGATTTTCCTCCTAAAAGACTTGTATCATTAACATATACAGGTACTGTTTCTTTATCCCATCCTAAGGATTGAATCATAGGCGGATCAGGAATGTATGCCCAAAAAGCCGCAGCCGCCCCGTTTTGTATCCGCTGTAACAATAATAATAACATGATCAGTATATTAGTAGGTGTCACTGGAGGTTGTACATGAGCCTCATTCCAAGCATATCGCATCAGCGCCTCAATTTGCCTCTGAGTAGGCAGCTCACTCGTGGGCTCGCTCAGTGTCATGCGTTGCATTTGATGTGTCAGGGAGTTCCTCTGCCGCGCGTACCAGCCTTTCCGGAATCCAGCGCGGCGCTTCGGCATCCTGTGGAAAAACACAAACATGCCCTCGTCCCCATATTAGTACAGGGTCTGGCCCATACCACAGATTGGTAAGTGGATCCTTCCATCGTACAAGTGGTTTTTTGCATGAGGATCGTTCTCCCCAAAAACGCTGGGCTGCTGAATTGCCTTCTGCGTCTAAAGTTAAAAAATTTAAAACATAAAGAGCATGGTTTAAGGCGTTATGCGGTGAGGGGCTATACAGTTCATTCCCCTTTTTTTGTTTTAATAATTGATGTTTAAGGCGTTGATGGGCTCGTTCCACAATACCTTGTCCCTGTGGATTATAAGGAATTCCTGTTTTATGATGAATTTGGAAAGAAAGACAAAAACGTTGAAAAGAACGGCTAGTATAACCAGGTCCATTATCTGTTTTAAGGGTTTGTGGGATTCCTGAAGTAGAAAAGCAAAACAGCAAATGTTGAATACAGTGACGTGTCGATTCTCCAGTGTGAAGGGAGGCCATGAGAAAATTGGAAAAAGTGTCAATAGAGACATGAACATATTTAAGACGCCCAAATTGAGGAATGTGAGTAACATCTGTTTGCCAGAGGTGATTAGGGCGTAAACCTCGAGGGTTGACACCATATTGAGGAAGAACAAAGAATTGAGGACAAGTAGAGCAAGATTTAACAATTTGCCGTGCAGCTTCACGGGAAATTTTAAATTGCAACCGTAAAGAATGACTATTTTGGTGATGTAAATCATGGGACTTTCGGGCTGCATCAATAGCTGATTGAAAAAACACTTGTTTAGTAAGAACGTCCGCAGTGTGATTGCCTTGTACCAGGGCACCAGGAAGGGTGGAATGTGCACGAATATGTCCAAAGAAACAGGGGTGTTGGCGGCAATGGAGAACCTGTTGAATCAATGTAAATAAGTTAAGAACTTCAGGAGAGGTGGTGCCGATAATTGGAACAGTTTCAATCATCTGTAAGGCACCGACCACATAGGAGCTGTCTGTAAATAAATTGAAGGAAGTAGGTACAGTTAGCAACGCTTGGTGGACTGCAAATAATTCCACAACTTGAGCAGAAGAAAAACTGGTTTGTGCGTAATAGGTTTGATGGTTAATGATTAAAGCTGCAGTTCCATTAGAAGATCCATCTGTAAATATAAGTGTCGCTTCGGGAATAGGTTGTCGGCGAACTATTTTTGGAAAAATAAAGGCATGAGAGCTAGCAAATTGTAACAATTTATCAGAAGGGTAATGATGAGTAATCCGTCCCGGGTAATTTGCAAAAGCTATAGACCAATTATCTGAAAATTGAAAAAGCCAATCTTGTTGTTCTAAAGCATAAGGAACACAAATGAAGGGGGGTTCCATACCAAAATATTGGATGGCCTCGTGACGTCCCTTTGCTACAATTTTTGCAACAAGTTCATAGTAAGGGAGCAGATGTTTAGTTGGAGTAGCAGACAAATATATCCATCGCAAAGGTTTATCTTGATAGAGAACCCCTGTGGGTGCTCGGGGGGTAGGAAGTATATACAAACCCCATGATCGTTGGTAATCACAATAAGTAATCTGTTGTTGTCTAATAGCTTCTTCTATTGATTGTAAAGCAGTTCGTCCTTCTAAAGAAAGTGTTCGGGGTGACGCAGGATCAGAGTCACCTTTAAGGATGTCAAATAATGGCTGCAAGGTATAAGTGGGTAATTTTAAATAAGGACGTATCCAATTAATGTCTCCTAAAAGTTTTTGAAAGTCATTTAGAGTTTTTAAATGGTCAGTCTGTAATTTTACTAATTGGGTATTATAAACGCGAGGATATAAGGAGAAACCCAAATAATTATAAGGAAAATGAGTCTGAATTTTTTCATCAGCAGTAACAAGACCATTAAGGCTTAAATGTTGTTTTAGAATCGAAAAAGCTTGATACAATAGATGTTCGTCAGCATGAGCTAGTAATAGATCATCCATATAATGAACCAAATATAGCTGAGGAAAACGTTGACGAACCGGAGCTATTGCTGTAGCAACAAATTTTTGGCACAGCGTAGGGCTATTAGTCATTCCTTGCGGGAGAACTCTCCATTGATAGCGTTGCATAGGCTCTTTAAAATTAACAGAGGGTAAACTGAAAGCAAATCTTTTGCAATCTTGAGGTGCAAGAGGAATAGTGTAAAAACAATCTTTTAAATCTATAACAATGATATAGGATTTATCAGGTATAGCAGAAGGAGTGGGCAACCCAGGTTGTAGGGCTCCCATATGCATCATTGTTTCATTTACCTTACGAAGATCTTGTAGCAATCTCCATTTCCCAGACTTCTTTTTAATAACAAAAATTGGGGAATTCCAAGCAGAGGTAGAGGGTTCAATATGCCCAAGTCTCAGCTGTTCCTGCACCAGCCGTTGTGCGGCAGAAAGTTTTTCCTGTGTTAGGGGCCACTGATCGACCCATACCGGTTCCTCAGATTTCCAATCAATAGGATCGGCATGTGTCACAGGAGAATCAGAGGTCCCTAGGGAAAACACCCCAAGCCTTTTCGGTCTTGATTAGATTTTAAATCAAGGGGCAAAATGATGCCTTGATGTTGTTTACCTAAACCTTGATTTGGAAGTAAGCCCTGATCTAACATCAAATCTGTCACAGTGGGTGAAGGACTATATAAATAAACACCCATTTTGCTTAATATATCACGCCCCCATAGATTAACTGGAAGATAGGGCAGAATATAAGGTTTAAATTGGCCTGTATGTCCGTCCTTATCCGTCCAAGTAAGAAGGGACGAACTTTGTTCTGGATTGGTAGTTTGGCCAATACCCTGGAGAGTGGAAATAGCCATCTGTTTTGGCCATGTAGTAGGCCAATATTTATCAGAAATAACACTAATATCGGCCCCTGTATCAAGCACTCCGCGGAAAAGCTTACCATTAATGCGTAGCTCAAGTTCTGGTCGTGCCTCGGTAACATTTTGCACCCAAAAGGCGTCAGAGGACCCGAAACCTTTATCTTGACGGTCTCGGTTAATTGTTTTTCCTTGTATGACTAATGGAACTAAAAGAAGTTGAGCTATACGCTGTCCTGCATTGATCACAATAATTTTGTTAGGAGCGGAGGCTAATATTTTTATCTCTCCTGTATAATCAGAGTCAATCACACCAGGATGAATAAGTATTCCTTTTAAAGACGCACTGCTGCGCCCTAAAAGCAGTCCAGCTGTCCCTGGAGGTAAAGGCCCAAACACTCCTGTGGCAAGGGTTTGGACCCCCATCTCGGGAGTTAATACTGTGTAGGAGGTGGCACAGAGGTCCAATCCCGCGCTGCCTCTTGTGGCTCGACAGAGGTCTGCAATGGTCCTTTTGGAACCTGCAGTGTTGCCCCATAACATTGTTTCGGGGCCAGGGGCTGGCCCCTCACCCAGTTTCCCGAAACCGGGGGCAAAGGATTACCTTGAACATCCGTTTTGGAACGGCAATCCCGCGCCCAATGCTTTCCTTTTTTACAGCGTGGGCACAAATTAGGAGTGTTAACAGGGCTTTGTTGTTTTTGAGGGCACACTGCAGCCCGATGGCCAGGCTGACCACAAACAAAGCAACCCGAATTACCTGACTTTTGAAGTCCTTTCTTGTTCCGGGCTTGCTGCTGAAAAAGTACCTCTTTTATGCTTTTTCCTTGTAATGCTGCTGCCATAGCAATGCCTTGCATGTAGGAGGGTCCAATGTCAGCACAAATGCGAATAAAATCAGACAGATCTCCTTTTTTTCGATAAGGTCTTAAAGCAGCTTGACAAGCAGCGTTAGCGTTTTCAAAAGCCAATTGTTTTGCCAATACCATCCCAGCCTGTTCATCTGACATTATCTTACCTATAGTATCTAAGAGCCGTGCCACGAAGTCCTGGTAAGGCTCATCAGGTCCCTGCCGGACTTTTGAAAGATCCTCTGTCTTAGTACTGGAGCTAGGAAGTTTTTTCCATGCCTGCCGAGCCGCATTTGATATTTGTGCATATGCACCAGGTAAGAAATTAAGTTGAGTATCAGTAGCCTGGTAAGGGCCTTCCCCAATCAACATTTCATAGGAGGTCTGTATACCTTGCTGTCGGTTAACATCAGCTATACGAGCACATTGTTCAAAAAATTCAGATTTCCATAATCAATAATCTCCCCCTGAGAGAAATGCCCTAGCTGTCTGCTTCCAATCATTTGGAGGTAAAGCTTGAGTACCCAAATTTTCTATCATAGCAATGGTGAATGGAGCGGTAGGACCGTATTGTGAGCAAGCAATCTTTAACTCTTTCAGTTGTTTAAAAGGCAGTGATTCATAATAACGCTGGTTGTTATTTTCAAAGACAGGAAAAGCAAGAGAAAAATCAGAGACAACCTCACCAAGTCGCTGTGCCTGTCTCAATGCCTTTTGCAGCGGAGACATGTTCTCAGACGGTGGAGGGGGCCCTGGAGGGGGATCGAGACCAGCCACAACAGAAGGAGCATAAGCAGGGGGAAGAGGCGGAGCAGAAGGAGATTTGGCATTGTTACTAGGAAGCTTGATTCCTGCGTTCTGTAAAGCAATAGTGAGGTTTTTAAAACATTCAACCAATTCATCTTTAGATGTTAACGCCCCTTTTTCTTGTGCTAAAAAACCCCAATCTTCTTGATGGTATTTAGCAGCTTCTTCGTCTAATTCTGCCTCATCTGTGGATGAAAGTAAATCATCATTATCCGAAGGACGCAATAAGTTAGAAAACGGAGGGTCGCTTTTAACCCCCTCGGGAACAGCATATCTGGGTTCCGAATCAGGAACATGGAGAGGATCTTCTTCCTGTTTTAATACATTTCCTAAACATTTTAATTCATCATTATCAAAGTCCAGGCAGTCACGAATTAGTGTCCAAAAGGATAAAGTTTCGACAGGGATTTTTTCAGGGCCATGTAACGTATAATGAGTCCGAATTTGTTCCCCTACCTTCTTCCATGTCTCTAAATTTACTGTACCTTCTCTGGGGAACCAAGGGCAAACTTCCTCGATGAATGAAAGAAAATTGATTAATTTAGGTTTAGAAACAGTAATTCCCCAATGTTTTAACATTACAGATAACATATGCACAAACAACTGACGACTATGCGTCTGTCCCATATTTATACTCTCAACTATATACCTTACTACTCCTCCTCAATTTAATTCACTTGTGTACTCATATACTCACTCTTTTCAATTAATAAGAGTAGTGGCGAGGAGAACTGTCGAGCTCGAGCCCCACGTTGGGCGCCACCTGCCGCGGCCAGCACAAGCAAGAGTCACACCTGCACAGGGAGAGAACGGAGCGTCCCCGCTAAGAAAATAAGAGAGAGACAAAAGATGGGGTTGAGAGGATCAGCCCCAAATGGCTGATACCTTGCTTTATTGTGCTGCGGTATATATAGGGTAAAGTACGTGACTTAAGGCACTCACAAGGTTGTTTTTTAATCTCAGGATACAATCACCAGACCCTTACCATTGTATACAGAACACAATCAGAATATCTATCTTCTATGAAATATACACAATAAGATAATCTATCTTCTATGAAATGTTGCCGAAACCAAACATCTTGGAGCCTTAAGGGTTATAAAAACTCTTGAGGGTGGCGGGACAGGGAGCTTAGGCACGTGTCCTAGGGCCCGGCATACCTGCCAGGGAGCTCCCAAGACTTAACCCTTCACGGGTCGTCCCCCGCAGCTCCCCTCTCTTTATTTT